CTCATTTGGACAAAATATCGTCCAATCAAAAAGGAATCAAAATGGCAGGCAAACCCGGCATGAAGGGCGGCGGCGGTGCCCGACCCGGTGCAGGGCGCAAACCGCAGCCAAAAGAGGAAAAGCTGACGATAGCATCAAGTGGTGCTCAGTCGCCATTAGCGTTCCTACTTAGCGTGATGAACGACAACGAAGTCGAAGATCGTTTGCGCATAGATGCCGCGAAGGCCGCAGCCGCTTACGTACACACCAAGCCGGGTGAAGTCGGCAAGAAAGATGAGCGCCAGGACGCGGCCAAAAAAGCCGCAACCGGAAAGTTTGGTGCATCTGCACCGCCCAAGCTGGTTATCAATAACAGGTAGCTTCCATTCACCATTAACCAAACCGCCCTAGAGGCGGTTTTTTTACGCCCAAATTTCATGCAAACAAAAAACTATGCTGCCCAAATGCTTTTGGTTGGCTTCCAAAGGTCATGGCCCATGTCAACAGTTTTTGATGCAATTGGGTCAAAGCATGAAAATGATTCTGATATCAATGACGTGCACACCCTTGCGCCGTTTATGCCGTGTGCCAAGTGGCAGTTAAAAACGCCAGTCCGTGCATACATTGCAGCGCAGTGGCCAAAATTGTCGGCATGGCTGATTGCAAACTCTGATAAACCTGAAAAACTTCTGACCGTTATCCCTCAAATTGAGCGTCTGACAGCAAAAGCTACTCACGCAACCCGGCTTAGTGACGATGATAAAAAAGAAGGGGCAGCAATTAGGCGTGATGCGCGGCAGGTTAGTGGATCAAACGCCATTGCAAAATCCATCCAATTGAGTACTCAGCGCAGCGCCTGGAATACCTGCAAGGCATAGGCGTCCGTGCCTGAATGGACAACAAGCTGTACCGATTGGGCCGAAAAGCTCAAGTCAGGCCAGTCGATCATCCCTGCCCCTATTTTTCCAGAGCAGGCAGAGCAGGCACTGGCGGTGTTTAAAGCGCTCAAGATCGTTGACGCGCCAGGTAGCCCAACCTTTGGTGAATCGTGCGCTCAGTGGGTGTTTGATCTGGTCAGCAGCATCTTTGGAGCCTATGACCCGGACAGCGGACGCAGGCTGATCACAGAATGGTTTGTGCTGATCCCAAAGAAGAACAGCAAGTCCACTATCGCCGCGGGCATCATGTTGACCGCGGTCATCCTGAACTGGCGGCAGTCGGCAGAGTTTGCAGTCCTGGCCCCAACGGTCGAGGTTGCGAACAACGCATACGCCCCCGCACGGGACATGGTGCAGAAGGATGATGAACTGGACGCGCTGATGCACGTTCAGACACACATCAAGTCGATCACCCACCGCGAGAGCGGTGCCGTGCTGAAAGTGCTGGCCGCTGACAGCAACACAGTCGGCGGTAAAAAGTCAGTCGGCACCCTGGTTGATGAGTTGCACTTATTCGGCAAGGTAGCCAGCGCGGAGAACATGCTTCGGGAAGCCCTTGGCGGCTTGGCATCGCGGCCAGAGGGCTTCGTGATCTACCTGACCACGCAGTCCGATGAGCCCCCGGCAGGCGTGTTCAAGCAGAAGCTGGATTACGCCCGCGATGTGCGCGACGGCAAGATTGTTGATCCAGGCTTTGTGCCGGTCATCTTTGAGCACCCGCCAGAGATGGTGGCGTCGGGAGAATGCCTGTTGCTTGAAAACATTCCGATGGTGAACCCAAACCTTGGGTTCAGCGTTGACAGGGCGTTTATTGAGCGCGAGTTCAAGAAAGCCGAACTGAGCGGCCCTGAGTCGTTCAGGGGTTTCCTGGCCAAGCACGCCAACGTCGAGCTTGGCATGAACCTGCGGTCTGACCGTTGGGCTGGCGCTGACTTCTGGGAACAAGCAGGAACAGAGAAGGGCTTGACCCTTGATCAACTGATTGACCGATCCGAAGTTATCGACGTTGGCATTGACGGCGGCGGCCTGGATGACTTGCTTGGCCTGTACATCATTGGCCGCGACAAGATTACTCGCAAGTGGCTTGGCTGGGGGCACGCATGGGCGCATCCGTCAGTCATGGAGCGACGAAAAGACATTGCTGCACGCCTGCAAGACTTCGCTAAGGATGGCGATTTGACTCTTGTAAAACAGATTGGCGACGATGTGCGCGATGTGGCTGACATTGTTGAACAGTGCGAAGCATCCGGCAAACTGGATAAAGTTGGCTGCGACCCATCCGGCATAGGCGGCGTGACAGACGCCCTGGCAGAGGCGGGCATACCCGAAGAAAAGATCATCGGTATTTCGCAGGGATGGAAGCTCACAGGGGCCATAAAAACAGCAGAACGCAAATTGGCAGAGGGCGTCCTAGTTCACGCCGGTCAGCCAATCATGGCATGGTGCTGCGGAAACGCCAAGGTCGAGCCACGCGGTAACGCAGTCATCATCACAAAACAAGCAGCGGGCTCGGCCAAGATCGACCCGCTAATGGCAATGTTCAACGCAGTGACTTTGATGTCACTCAACCCTGAAACAAATTCAATCACGCAAGGCTTCGTTCTACTTTGAAAATACTCGACTCAATTGCTGCACGCCTAGGCTACGGCAAGGCCGAGTCGCGCCCAAAAAACGTCACCTACAGCGATGCCGTGATGGAAGCGTTTGGCGCTGGTCAAAGTTCAAGTGCCGGGATGCCTGTCACCGCAGTGTCCGCAATGCGTGTCGCAGCCGTGTTTGCGTGTGTCCAGAAGATCGCGGGGGCCATTGCAACCCTGCCAATCCACGTTTATCGCACTGATGGCGACATCAAGGCGCGTCTGCCAAAAGACGATCTTTGGTACAAGCTAAACGAGTCCCCATCAGCCATGTGGACAGCAGCAAGCCATTGGGAATCTGTCAGCGCCAGCCAGTTGCTTCGCGGCGATGCCTATGCGCTGATCGTGCGCGGCCTGAACAACAACGTCCGAGAAATACTGCCCCTACCTTGGGGCATTGTCAGCCCCATGCGACAACCTGACGGGTCGGTGCGCTACTACCTGAATCTAAACCAGTTCGGGCTTAGTAACAAATGGGTTGGCCCTGACGAAATCCTGCACTTTCCGGGGTTCGGGTTCGATGGTCTAACCAGTATGTCGGTCATCCGCTACGCCGCCAACAATGCGGTTGGAAACGCCCTGGCGATGGACGACTACAGCGGCAAGTTCTTTGCCAATGGCGCACACCCGTCGATTATTCTGAACGCTGCTGGGAAAATGAACCCTGAGCAGATTGCAGCACTCCAAACAGCATTTGCATCGAAATATGCAGGCTCTGAGAACGCGCATCGGCTTCCTTTGGTCTTAACCGAAGGGCTGAAAGCAGAAAAGATCAGCTTGAACGCCGACGATGCCCAGCTTCTGGAAGCCCGCAAGTTCCAAGTCGTCGACATTGCCCGCGCCTTTGGTGTGCCTCCCCACATGATTGGCGAAACCAGCGCCAGCACCAGTTGGGGCAGCGGCATCGAGTCCATGTCTCGCGGATTCGTCACCTACACCCTGCAGCCTCACCTTGTTCGCATTGAGCAAGAGCTAAATCGCAAACTGTTCCCGCGTAACACTGGCCGCTTTGTCCAGTTCGACCGGGATGCCCTTATTGAAGGCGACAGCGCAGCACAAGCGGCGTACAACCGCGCCGCTTTGGGCGGCCCAGGTACAGGAATGGGTTGGCTCTCTGTCGATGAGGTTAGAAAGTCTAAGGGTATGCCCCCCGTTGACGGCGGCGACAAGATATTTGATCCCCGCGATGTCCAGACTGCGCAACCCGCGCCCTCAAAGGAGGCCCCCGCCCCATGAACACACTATTCAAACTGCACATTGACAACTTGGCGCGAGAGCGCCAGCCGGTCAATCTGGTGCAAAACGCCGACAGCGCAAGCCTGTACATCTATGACGTTATCTCTGCCGATTGGGGCGTGTCCGCGCTTGACGTAGCGGACGCCATTGCTCAAGCAGGCGCAAGCCCAACGCTGAATGTTTACATCAACTCCCCGGGTGGAGATGTCTTTGAGTCCCGCGCCATCATGGCCGCGATTGATCGCTTCCCCGGCAAGACCGTGGCCCACATCGATGCGCTATGCGCCAGTGCTGCCACCAGCATCGCTTTGTCCTGCGACGAGGTGAACATGGCGCAAGGTGCTTTGTTCATGGTTCACAACGCAAAGGGAATGGCTTTTGGTGACAAGCAGGCCATGCGCGACACAGCCGACTTGCTGCAAAAAGTCGAACTATCGATCATCAAAGACTACACCAGCAAGACCGGCAAGCCTGACACCGAAATTGCCGCCATGATGGACGCAGAAACATGGATGACTGCGGACGAAGCCCTTGCAAACGGGTTTGTGGACACCGTAGTCGAGGCCAAATCCAAGGCCAAAAACACCTGGAATCTGAGCGCCTACGCCAACGCGCCTCCCCCTGACCCAACAACTGAAGAAACACCAAACGAACCCGCCCAACCGGCGGGTTTTTTTATGTCTGTCGCAAACGCCAACATCTTGCGACTCCTAGAAATCTAACGCTCTCGCGCTGGAACCGCTGGCAGTCGGTCACTGCTGATCCCGTAAAGGAAAATAAATGTCCAAAAACATTACCGCCCTCCGCGAGAAAATTGCAGAATTCTCTCGCCTCGCCAACCACCTGATCGCTGAAAAAGGCTCTGCGACTTGGACTGCTGATGAGCAAACCAAGTTTGACGGCTACGCCAACGAAATCCACGCCGCCAAAAACGCCATCAAGAACATCGAGACCATGCGCGAGCTTGACGCTGACAAGTTCTTTTCTGACGTGGGCAACCAAGCGGCCCAAAAAGACCCGGAAAAGCTGAACGCCTTTGAGGCGATGGCGCTGTACATGCGCTTTGGCAACAACGTCAGCGCAGAGCAGGCCGTGCAGATTCGCAATGCCATGTCCACCACGACCACGACTGAAGGCGGCTATACCGTCCCAAGCGAAATCGCGTCGATGGTCATCGACAAGCTGAAAGCCTTTGGCGGTATGCGCGAAGTCGCTACGGTGTTGTCCACATCTACGGGTGTGGCAATGAATTGGCCTACCTCTGACGGCACGTCTGACGTTGGCGCAATCGTTGGGCAGAACGCCGCCGTCAATGCTGCTGACGTCACGTTTGGCACCATCGGCCTCAACCCGTTCTACTACACCAGCAACAAGATCGCATTGCCCCTGGAACTGATCCAAGACAGCGCCATCGACGTGGTTGGTTATGTGGTTCAGCGCTTGGCTACCCGCATTGCCCGCATCCAGAAC